ACTTCTTTGCAGGTTCATCACCAAGAATAGTGTCGATATGGGTTGAGGTGTTAGGACACTTAATCTCTAAGCATCCATCGTCACCAATCAGACCATCAGGAGAGGCGGCAGACATAGCAATCCTTGGATGGTCAATAGCACCTACCTGATCGACTGTATTGCCTGTCTTAACCTCGTATGCGGCTCTGGCAAAGGGTTCGTTCTCGACACCCCATTCCATTGCGGCATTTGAGTATGACTCACCTACTTGGTTAGTCATACGCTCGACTACCAACTGTGCCATGTAGTTTGCTCTACTGGTGCTGTAGCCTGTCTTTGTCTTGGCAACAATGTCAGAGATACGAGATGCAGTAGCTTTGCCACAACGCTGTGCAAACCATTCTGGTGTGCCTTGTTCAATATCGCTCATGCTTCCCTCGCTATCAACATATCGTCTGCCATTTCATATGCAAGAGGCGCAATATATTTATCACCACACTTAACACACCCACCATCGTGAGCGTCAGCGGCAATTAAACCTTGCATAGCCTTTGCCGCAAAGTAGTCCCGCAAGGTCATGCCACTGTGACCACTGCTTACCCAATCGTTAAGCGTTACTTCGTTACTACTTGGAAATGCTGGTGGGTTGTTCATTTCAATGCTCCTTTACGCTTCACTGTGCCAACCAAATTTCCACCATTAATTTCAGATAAAAGATGCTTGGCAACATTTAAAACTTGACGAGCATTGTTTGAGTCGCCTTCAGCTATTAAATCTTGAGCATTGGTTATTAAATCAATAACAACACTGTTCCCGCCTTTGACTTTGTATGTAATGGTTTGCGTAATACCCAAAGCATATTTTTCAATATGGTCAACGCCATATCTGCGTCTATTGCGGCTTACTTCTGGATATGAAGTCATTTCAACGCCCCTTTACGCTTTTCTTTAGCATCAATTACTTTTTTCTGCCAAGTCTTATCAGAACCGCAAGCACTGTAAGCAGTGGTGTAAACATTCTTCAACTCCTCAATGGTGGATGCCGCTTCAATAGCCGCTAAATGGTCAATCATCATTCCTACATCTATGTCTGAACCCTCACCTTCAGGCAAGTCTTCTCCAGCATAGATATACAGACCCAAACCATGCAGAGACAAGTTTTTGTAGTCCATCACTGGTAGCTGGCAAGTCATTGGTTTGCCAAACATAGTGACTGTTACGAACACCATTGCAGTGCCGTTTATGTCCATGAAACACTTGTCACCAAACATTTCGATCTTGTAAGTTGCATCGGGGTCTGCTTTGAGTGCTTCTGCCCATGCCCACGCCCATGAAAGATATGTCAAATTTCCTTTCTTCTCAGTATGCTCGTTGACATTCTTACCGAGAAGACTTAACACCTGTTCTTGATTCATTCCTTGACTCCTATTGCATCGTTAAAAATATCTATTGCTTCTTTGTTAACTGCCCACATTGCCAACAGCGTCAAATCGCTGTGCATTTGAGCAATATCTTTATTGAACCCTACGAATCTTTTGTGTAGGCACTTCTCCTCCAGACTCTTTGTTGTTCTTTCTATCCGCATTAGGATTGTTGAATAATCCAGCATTTTTCACTCCTGTTGAATGCTTCTTCCATGTTTCTGACACATCGGTCAGGGCTGAGTTCACATACCCGAATGTTGGGTCGGTGATTAGTTTGGATGGCATAACCATCCTTTGCGTCTTAGGCTTCTCTTTCAATTTTCTAGCCGCCTTTTGTCGCAATTTCGTGCGCTCGCTCAAACTGAGTGTAGGAGTCCAAATCTGAAAATAAGATAAAAAACGAGTCATCGCAACATTTATCTGTTGGGTTACGAGGTTTAATGCAGAACGAACAGTAATACTCATTGGAATGCTCCTCAATGATTCTTTCAAGATTCAGCTTAGTTTTCATTGCTGGCCTCGCTGTGGTAAGGGTTGATTTTAGGCAACTTAGGCTTGTTCTGTTCAATAGCCTCACGCTGTAATTCCATGCGGTAAAAACGCCACAACTGGAGTTCTTCATCGCTGTCAACCCAAGGGGTCAGCGGTATTTCTAATGCTGTTTGTGCAAGTCGTTCTGCTTTGAGTTCGACTCTTGACCGAACCATGTCTGCAACATCAGCCCATGCGTTTGACTGTATTGCTTCTACGATAGCCTGACTATCGCATATCGCATCTGCAACATCTTCTGAGTTGATGTCTTGCAGTGCCATCCATTTTTCTCTTTCTAAATCAATCATCATTCACTCCTGTTAAAAAACCTATCAATGTGTGTATTCTGTCAGACACTATCATAATTGATATAGGGGATTTCCCTAATACAGTTATTTACCAAATCATTTTTTGTTAGATGAGGATTTTGAGTAGATCGACACTTGATTCTTGTCGTTGATTTCACCCTTTTCCTGTCGTTTCTTTGCAGAATTATCGCCCTGTATATAGCGTTTCATCTTTTGGTCTGTCAACCAGACTGATGGCTGTCCTTTGTAATCAAATGCTGTAGTCATGTGTTCTTCTCCTTGAGTTTGGCTTCAATAGCGTTGTAGTCATGTGTTCTTCTCCTTGAGTTTGGCTTCAATAGCGTTGTAAAAACTAAGCTGTGTTGTTGTGGACTCCATGCAACAAGCCGCTATTTCTTCAACCGTCAGCCCTACCCATTCACGCTTTGGCGCAATAACACCATGCTCTGATTCAAACTTCATTGTCCTGCCGCAAAGGCAGTTGTATTGAACTATCTTCATAGGCGTTGCCCATGCTTCACGGGCCTTGACAAAGTTGTAATCTTCCATGCTCATGTGTTCTCCTTGAGTTTGATGCACTCCACGCCTTCCCACTTGCACACAGGTTGTTCCTTGCACATGATGACAAAGCCCTCAATGTCACCATCGCCACCGCAGGACTGCACCTCATACCCGTAGTCACCGATTTGCACAATCATTGGTACATCAGGGTCAATCATGTCGCTTTTGTCTTTCCATTTACTTGTTTGCCATTCATGCTCAACATCCATCATGGTTGCCATGACAAAGCGCATAGATTGTGATTTCAGAATCATTGTGGTTTCTCCTCCTCATCAAAATTCATTTCAGGTGGGTGTTCAATGTCGTCATGCACAATTACGCCATACTCATCTGCTGGCAAAAACCTGCCGCACACTACGCAGTGGTAGCCCTGTTTCAATACTTCAATCATGTGTTTTTCTCCTTAAGTTTGGCTTCAATGGCTTTGCCATATTCCATCCAATCAAGTGATTCTTTGTACCAAATGTCGCAATGCTCATCATCAGTCAGCCCTACCCATGTGCGCTGTGGTGGGTGGGTTGCTTCACCTCTGGCTCTGGAATGCGCCGCCTATCATGCTCAGGCCGTCTAAGTGTTCCTCACACGCCTTTGCACAGGCTTCACGCTCAATCAAAACCGCTTCATTAAAGGCGGCTACGCCTTTTTCATAGCCGTCTTGAAACGCTTTGTCGGCTACCAGTTTGGCAAATTTATAGATGTCTTTATCAACACAAACAAACAACTCACTTTCTTCATCACTTGGCTTTCCATGTGAAACAAATTCAGCTTCTATTGCCATCTCAATAATTTCATCTTGTGTCATTCCTGTACCCTCCTTTTATAGCTCTCTGTCAGCAATTGCTTAAGCCACTTTGATGCGCCAATTCGTTTCCATTCCTCATACTGCCATGTTGTAAGTTTTGCGCCAATCCGCTTTTGTGATGTGGTTAACTCTGATTTTGGTCTAGGCATTTCATGTTCCTGATGTAAATTGCAAAACTACTAATGGTATCTTTACCAAAGCCTGTCATCTTCTCAATTCTTTTAGTGTTTTGTTTCATTCTCTGTGTTTAGCTCAAGATAATTTTTACATTGCTCAAGACTCCAATTTTTCATTTCATATCCATCACCCATTTTTTCTGAAAGGGTTTTCATATGTAACTCAGAAAGCACTTGACCAACAAACAACATATCTGCCTTAGATACTTTTTCAAGAACAGTCAATGCGTAATCAATATCGGCTTTTTCCCTTTCATT